TTCTAGAAAATATTTTGCGCTTTACTGTGATTTCTTCTTTTGTAAGGCTTTTAGACTGTTTTAGCAAATGGTCATCATCGCCCCCTAACAGCAAAAGTACCTTAATATTGTCCAAAATAACTAGTTCCTTTTCAAACGCAACGCCATGCATATCAACCAGTATAGCGTCATTCTTAGATGTATTTTGCAATTCACTATCGGCTATTCCCAGCACAATTACGGGACTGCCCTCATTGTCGCGCATAAGCGTTTTAATCATTGCTCTGCCCTCTCAACTTTGCTCTCACCGTGCACATTGCGCGATACCTGCCAGGCACAATCCGCAATAGCAACCAATTCAGGCTCATGTGTAATGATAATCAACTGCAAACTCAGGCTATGGCTGATCTCAACTAGCATTTGCCCGGCCTGGTCTAGTAGTTCCCCGTGACCTAGGTTTTTCATCGGTTCGTCAAGTAGGAACATAGGCCTGGCTGGATTGACCTGAAATTGGTGCAAAACAACACGCAAGGCAAACCCAATAGGATCAAGCACACTGCCCCCCATATCATCCTTTGGACTATATTCAATAGATTCGCCATCACAATTTTCCCAGACTACAGGTCTGCATTGCAACCTACCACTATCGGTGTTCATCTGCAAATCAAATGAGAAGTCTTCAGTAAACACACTGCGAATAGCCAGCGTTACCAATCGGTCTACTTCGGCCTTAAACTCTTGGCGCGCATGATCGGCAATTTCGCGAATAACAGCTTGTGCAGCAATTAGGTTATTATTGAGGTCTGTTCGTTTGGCTATATCTTCCTCGATTGTTTTTGCTTGCCGTACTAACTGGTCTTTTGTTCCCACCATACGTTGAAACTTATGATTGAGTTCTGTCAACCGATCCATTTTTACCTCATTTATGGGATATGTTATTGATGCATATTCTGCTCGATAGCATTGAGCTTATCCTCCACTTGGATAAGCAACTTATCTAGTTTAGTCTCGAGTAGAGGTATTTCTTTTTGGGTTCGGTTGTAGGCCTCTTGCGCCTCCTCTATTGTTTTGTACCCATAGTTCTCTCTTAACTGCAAAAGGGCATTATCCAGCCTCTCTTGTGCTCTGATTTTTGTAGTCTTGAGTGAATCAACCCGTTGCTTTATTTCATCTAACTTATACTCTTCTGACATTGGCTTTTCCTTTTTATAAGAGATATCCCATAACACTAGAATTAACTAGTGCAGATGCATTAGTACCTTAGTAGGGATTAGATTGCAAATGAGAAAAGAAAGGACTTAAAGGGAAAGAAGACTTGGGGTTACAGATACTTGTTTTAAAACCTCTTTTTGGTACTTCTTTTGTGCAGCCGCGTTTGCTTTGATTGTGGCTTCCGCGGCTATCCATCGGCCTTTGACACAGTCTTTTGCATATAACACCGATAGCATGGGATGTTGAAAAGTTAAAAGCGCATTTTCTTTTGCTACCCATCGTGCTTGTAGCACTTCATTGGCATATCTGTAAAGTGTATTTGGGTGTTGGGAAATGATAGACTCGGCCGGCTTGTGCTCATGTTTGATCAAGTGTTTTACGTAATATAAAGCTGCTATGGATACTGTAAATATTGCAGGCTCTGCACTTGGCCAAAGCTTACCAAGCACGTCTACTGCATAATCTGCCGCGGCCATGCCGTCTGCAGCTATAGTGAGTTCTGCTTCCTTCCATGGTCCTCTTATAACCTGTTTTGCATAGGACACTGCGGTAGGTGCATCGGTTTTGATTAAGTGCTCTGCCTCAGTAAATCGAATGTTCAGTACATATCTAGCTAGAACAAATGATAAGTAAGGGGCAAGTTTTGCATTTGAGAACTCTGTCCAATCTTTGTAAGAATCAAACAGGCCTCTCAGATCGTTATTTTGGATTGAATCGACTACGGTTTCATAAGGTGTACTATATTTGATCGGATCTGCCATTGTACTTTCCTTTTTAGCTGCAAATAACGTTTATGACTGCTCCACAGGTACCTGATACTGGATCGCCGCTCATTTCAGCATCATTACCCTGCCCGCTTTGGTCTTCGATAGTTGTACCGTAGATGTGAGCTGTGTCCATAGTCCAGTGCCCCAACAACCCCTCGTCAAGTAGCACCGTAGTGGTGGTAGACGTAGTTGAAGTTGTTGTGGTAGTGGATGTTGTAGTGGTTGCCATAGCGTGCCTAAGTAGTTGTTGTGGTAGTGGTTGTTGTGGTGGATGTTGATGTAGTAGATGTGTAACTCGGTGGGGCTGTCATTTTCAAGGTGACACTAATGTCTTGTAGGGTTGTATCTTGGCTAGCGGGTGCTTCTACACTCAAAACATCCCCTGCATAAAATCGTCTATCTGCGGCTACTGTAAATGATCCTGTGGTAGCCCCAGCACTTATTGTAATGGTTCCTATGCTGCTACCATTGCGCTTGATAGTTAACGTAGCTTGTGCGGTAGGGGCGGTTTCGCATCCCGCATGACTCCCTGGAGCACTCGCTTGCAACACCATATAATGCCCTGTAATGATGCGCATGATAAGCGCACTGTTGGGGGGTTTTGCGTTTATGTAGTTTCCCGCAAGCCACCATACCTTATTATCTATGTTCCCTATTTTATCATCCAATTCCCCTAGGGGAACATTCATGCTTGCGGCACTATATACAGTTGTATTATCTACGTAAGGAGTATGGTAGTTACTAGACATTGGCTCTACCTTCTGATCCTAAAATAGCTTCGCGCACTTTTTGTTGATCTAGTCCCATGTTTTTAAACATCGGCATGTTCATCACAACATTCATTGTTGTTTCCATGATTTGCTGAATATCGGGCTTTCCATCAGCGCGTTTATTATCAAAAACGCTCTCTAAAAGCTTTGTTTGATATTTCATTTCGGCAAGTATTTCAGCTAATAATTTTTCCATAGTCCCTTATGTTGTGGTTGTAGTTGTGGTTGCTGCGTTTAGCTTGATGCTACCTACACATTGGAGCATATAATATTCATTAACAGATACAATAAAGACCGGGTCGTTTTCCAGACTTGCAGTTTGGTCGCGTTTATACGTAAACTGGCAAACCCCACTACCATTTATGTTCCCATATCCAGTAGCCCCACTACTTTGGTAAGCCGCATCTTGTCCACACTTAAATGTTCCTGAACCATACATCGTGACATTTACCAGGGCACCATTAGCATCAGTATTGGGGTTACCGTACTGGTCTAGAACTGTTAATGTGACGACACAGGTAGGATTGTCTGTTACTTCACTCCAAGCAAGTTCACAGTCAGTGCAGATACACCCAAAGTCAAGCTCGCACGCATAGGGTGCTGTCCATAATCTACCAATATCGGCATTTTCTACAGTGGTCATGTTGTCACGTACCAGGACGTGATTAAGCCGTAAGTGGTTTGCTGGCACGCTGGGTGCGGTAGGACCCGTTGCGTATGTTGCCGCAGTTCCTTTAACAACATCCACCACCCCGTCAATCCCAATCACAATCAGATCATAACGGCAATACCCGGTAGCTGGCGCCGCATCTAGAGCAACAGATCTATATTCACCCTCCCCCATGGTAGCCGTTCCCGCTGCGGTCATCATCATATAAGCAGGATCACTCATGGGTATGTAAGTGTTTGCTGTACCTGTGAACGTGTAGGTCACCCCGGATATGCGGTAGGTCCCTGATTGCACGGCAACGGCCATAGTTGCCACAGGGCTGGTTTCCCTAACTAACATGCCTGTTAAAATGGCATCCCCTGGCGTTGTTGCTGTAGGGAAGGTGTCGTTACCATCTACAGGGGAAGGGATAGCCCGGCCCGATCCTATGATTTCTACATATCCACGTTTGCCGCGTTTGTGGCGCAATCGGACAGCATTGCCCGGCTTTAGCCAGCTAGGGAGTGAGTGCCAGTTTGCAGGGTAATGTGCCTTTATCTGGGTATTGCTTCCCTGAATTTTGACATAGGCGTAATGCTGGCTAGTGTTGACCGACCAGACAATGGCGTCTCTATCTGATTGTGCTAAATCAGCACGATGGTCAATGCCTCGTTTTATCCGCTGTTTGCCATAGAGTTTCATTAGTCTACCCGCCAGCCCTCTATTTCATCCCACATACCCGCGTCAGATCCCGATCCCTTTTTATAGCTCCGCGTAATGCGCACTATGATAATATCCATTGTTTCGTTGCTGTAAGGATGGATTATTTGAATTTTATCCCCTATTTCATCCTGCATATGCGCAGCTTTTCTAAATATTACTCGGTTGCGCTGGGCTTGGGCAATTTCAAGGTTAGCATTAGCCACTCGGGTACATTCAGCTACAGTGTAGCAAAGCGGGTCTTCTATTTCTTTGGTAACTATTCTGCCGTCCATATTTTGTTGATGGACGGTATCTTGCGCTAGGTATTGCACTGTTTGTTTGACTTCGCCTTTTGGCCGCGCATAAATTTCGTACTGGTAATTTGCTACTGCGCCTAATAGGTACATAGCCAAACCAACCGACACAGACAATGATGCAATCATAGCGCCGCAGTAGCCTGTACCATATCCATCACAGCCAATAGCGCTGTATCCGGTTGCTGTAACCATTCCTATAGCCGTGATCACAGCGGGTGTTAAATCAGGAATGTTGACAGTAACCACACAATATGTATCATCGCCTGTATCAGTTATGCTTTCCCCGCCTTCGCCTACACCCAATGCACGGAGTAATAACCCTTGAAGTTGAATGCTCTGAACAATGTTTAGCCTGGGGTTAATACACTTACGCTTCCGGCTTTCGCCTTCATTGCTGTACTGCACCTCATGGGTTGTTCGCTTTTCCCACCAACCGACCGTACCAACAAGAGATCCTACCATTTCTTCATCATAGGTCACGTCAGTGAAGTCTAGTGATTCCCCGATAACACGTACTGCATTGGTGAAATCACTCTCGGAATCGTTTGGTGTAAACCGTGAGATTTTGTTTGTTGCGCTGTAAGTGTGATCTAGATTCTTGTCAAAATCTAGTTCTACACACGTAAAGGTACCATCACAATCATCATAGAGAAAGTAGTTCCAATGATCGCAGATATCTTCTAAGATATCCCAAATGGTCATATCAACAAACTGATGGTCAACAAGATGGCTATTGCTAAATAACGGAATATCATAATCTGCAGCTTCAAGTTGTGCGTTATTCTGCAAAATGCTTTTGATAGCCGCATCGGGTGCTCCAGCATAAAGAGATGTTGTCACGATTCGTTGTTCTTTCCAAATCGTACTAAGACTTTCAGCATGTACTGTTATTTTGGGGTATTCAAAACTAGCATAATTTAATTGCACACTGGTTACAACAAACTTACCCTGGTTCTCAAGATATTCTGTACCTAGGTAGTTTTCCCCCATTTGCACAATAAGCAATCGGCCTTTAGCTACAATGTCTCTAAGAATGCTCGATCTATTTTGGGGATCAAATAAATGACCTCTAGACAGCGAAAAGTCTAACGTGTTTGGTTTTTTGAGTTCCCATTTAATGCGGACTTCGCCAATGAGATAATCATACAAACTATAGGCCCCCATATCGCGATCCCAATAAAGGGTATACTCTGCGGAGGTAAAATTGTAGTTATCCCAAAGTAGCCACATTACGTCATCACCGTCAACACATGCTGCAGGATTGCTACTTGTGGTACTCTGCACTAACGTTGCAATGTCCCCATGGGCATCCCACGTCCAACCTGCAGCGTAAGAGGCTGTTAGATATTTTATTTGATTAAAATCCGCAGACACATTAAAAAGGATACACCCGTATTCTGTATTAACACCATACATTTTACCTAAACCAACACCAATGTTACCAGTCGTGTGATCATAGAAGATATTTTGACCTCTACTTGGGCTTGCTGTTTCAGGCATGCCATTAAATGTCAGGTAGGTATAGGCTGTCCATGCGCCGCTCGCAATATTGTAACTTGCCGCGGTAACGTATTCCCCTGCGGCTATTTCGCAATAAGGTGCCATCCAAAGCACATTGTTAATGGTATCTATAGCGTAGTACCCATAAAGCAGGTAATTATCATCGCTAGACCATGTAGGCCTGTGTGTTGTAATTGACTCTGTGTCTAGATTGATATCGGCCAGCCCACGCATGTTGAGATAGCCCGCAGCACTGTAATAATAGATATTGAAATAGACATGCCTATCGTAATATACAGGTTTACTGTAACAACCGTGGTAAGGGAAATCGGAATCGTTAGTTGTGCGCCACTCATATAGTGAGTTACCCGTGCTCAAATCCAAGATACTAATGCCCCCTCGATAAGAAGCATGACCTGAACCTGCAATAATATACCCTACACTATCAAGCACACTGATATAATTCATTCCATAAATTTCGTAACGTTCCCAATGTGAGGCATGTTGTCCACCAATCCAGTCAACACTATAGTAACCACTATCATCTGCTGAGGCTGCAAGGTCTATCGAGCAAACATGATACCCTCGTGCTAGTGTTGGGTAGTCTTCAGACCACAGTAAATAGACTTTGTCTGCAGCCGTTTCGTTTAGACATGCTGCTTTAAAGCCGATCATGTCTGTAGAGCTTGCGTTACCGTCCCACCAACCGGGGTGCGTTATCTGGATATTCGCGGATAACCCATATGCTGCCCAAGGTTCATCATTGGGCATAGCAAACACGTAGTACGTGAACTCTTCATCTTCAACATCCAAAACCATCACAACAACGGAGTCATAGACGTAAGGGTCTTCGTCGTAATACCCTACAGAAGAATCAGTTACTACACTGATAAATTTAGTTCCTTGCGCAAATTCAGCCCTAGATTCAAAGATAGAATTATCTGCAAAGGCTTGGTTCATAGCTGGTGTGGAATACTCATTAAAATTTGACTCTATGGTCCATGTAGACATATCAATGACAAGTACCCCGCATAGCTGCTTTGTTCCTGCATAGCTTGAAGGTGCACCATAACTGCAGGTAATGTGATCGGTCGAGGCGTTGTAATAAAATGTCCTTACGTTAAAGCCATCGGGGCATGCGCCAAAGTCACTATCTTGCCAGCCGGCTGAGTTTTCATCCAAACGCAACACACCATTGCGCTCAAAAAAAGCCATATACATCATGCCAGAAGACTTTTGCACGATAACCGGACTTTTTGCGCTACTGCCTAAACTTGCATAGGCTGTTCTAGCTGCTGGAACTCCCCATGTTGCGCCATAATCTGCGCTTAACATCGAATAGATATTAAATATTTTGCTTTCCTCGCTGTCTACCGTGTCAGTATACGCAAAAAGCAAGAAGCAATCGTTATTCTCTACAGTGTCTTCAAAAACGTAAACACCCTCAATTTCTTCATAGCTCCCAGTTGTCAATCCTGAGGGATTAATAGCTGTCGGTCCTGTCCAGCTTGAGAAGTCTGCGCTAGTTAATTTATAAATAGCCCAACCTGTGGCCGTTGTGTAGCAGTACACACAATAATAGGTACCGTCACTAAACCGTGTGATGGATAAACCTGATGCTCCGTATTCCCCATCACTTGCTCGAGCAAATGTTAGCAACTGATTTGGACCATCAGTTACTGTACCTGTTACTGTTATCGTTGCGCTGTAAAGGGTCGCGGTAGTGTCATTGTATCCATAACGGATCATCATTACAGCAATGTTACCATCGGCTTTTTCTGTGATCGCCAGATAGTCAATATTGTCCTCTACTCCGTCACTAAGGTCCTCAATTTCCACACGGGTTATATTGGTTTTATCTGTGTCTGTGTAGATAAAATAGACTTTATCAGGTACTAGGTCGCCTGCGGTTTGTTCTCGAGTAATAGCACACCATCTGCCACTGCTGTGATAGATTGCGTAAGGTCGCCAAGTATAGTCGTTACTAAAATTAAATGCGTTGCCGTCCATAGGAATAGTATCGGCAAAGCTTTGACTACTGATACCTAGCGCGGGTTCGTGTTGGTCGCGTTCGAGTGCTGTAGCCAGGTTTGCTGCTAGGGATCGTGCCATTAAAAGCCCCCTGTACCAGGCCAGAATGTTGTAGAGGTATCGCTTGTTGTTGGTCCTCCATAGTAGTTATTTACAATGCGCACTATGCGGATCTGGGGTTTAGGTTGGGGCCGTTCTAAACGCAGCTTTTTAAAGAGGTCATAGGCTGCGTTTAAGATTTTCATTTTTTCTGCGTCACCTTGTTGCTTGTCAGGATGTAGGCACTTAGCGCGATCTAGATATCTTTTTTTTGCATACGCCTTGAAATTTTCAAATTTATCGGCAAGATCTTCAAACGACACGGCGCAATTATTCATGTGAATGAAGGCTTGGTAAACACCTAGCGTTTTTAATGCCAAATCTAGCTGCTCTTGTGTTACTCGCATTGCACCCTCTAAACGTTAGGTAGTAGTGGTTGTTGTTGATGTTGTTGTTGATGTTGTTGTCGTCGTGGCCGATAAAACTTTGCTTCGAATGCTGAGTGTTAACACAACATCTTTTCTGTACGTGCTGTCCTCTTTTAAGTGCTTGAAGTAAACACCTTCAAGATTTTTGATGATGACACTGAATGTTTCCCCATTGGCTAACGCAGGATCCCACGTATAGGTCTGTCCTGTTCTTAAGTATTTTCTGCGTAAATCATTATACATACCTAATGGCATGTAGTCCCATTTAAGAGTTACTTGCTTGCCCACAATGGTTGCTGCCCACTCAAAAACCTGAGAACCCCCAAAGGTCTTTTCCTCAGCAGTTACTTTATCACTGTAAGGCATAGTCATTTCATCGGGATCCCAATAGAATGTGCGGTTTCCTAATGTCTGACTTCCGTAGTGCGGCAAACCCATTAGCTTAACTCCTCGTCTAGCACTTTGCGAACTGTGCCCTCGATAGCCCCTTGTAGCTTACCTGCTAATCCATTGATCGTATCAACTGTTGTTACAGGCACATTCACCATATAATTCGCTCCGGCCCCTCCTGTGGCTACCATGCCCCCACTAGCTAAAAACGTCCCTGTAGGCACCCTAAGGCTTGGATTGACAAACTGATTAAGGACTTCTTTAGGAATAAGCCTTTGTCTAATGGCTTCCATAGCTTGCACACCATAGTGTCTAACAGTCGAGACTGGGTGCATGTATTCCCCTGCAGTTGCTTGCACGGGAACATTATCGGCTTTGCTATGGGGACTATAGCCGGTAATTACCCCTCCCCCTATGATATTCTGACTATCACCCACCAAACCACCTTCAGCCATTTTTTGAGCTCGAATAATAGCTATTCGGGCAACACCTGCAGCAATAGCCGCCCCTGCGGCTGCCGCGGCTAGGGCTGGCCCTACATAGGGAATTCCAGCCATGGCTTTATAGGCGTCTTGTGCGGATTGATACGTGCCGATGATGGTTTCGGCTACCGCGGCGGCTTTATAGATATGGAAAAATTCTTTATGCCGTTCGCCAGTTGCTTTATAGAAGTCTTGAAAAGCACCGCTAACATTGCCTAAAACCGATTTGGTAGCGCTAAAATAGGTAGATACCAGTTTGCTGCGTTGCTCTGCTGTGAGCTTTTCTTGCTCGAGCATATGAGCCTGGTGAAGCTTAAACGCGTCTAGTTCGTCAGCATATCCTTTTTCCTTGAGCTCTAATAGCCTCTTTTGTTCCTCTTGCTGGCGGTTTTCAAGCTCCATTTGTTGTTGTGCGAATTGTTCATCTAGACCGACCCCTGCAAATCGTGCCCGCATACCTGCCCCACGAGCAAGCGTAGAAGTCTCGGTTTGTCCTTTTTGCTTTTCAGTCAAAGACTGTTTTTCTTTATCGATGCGTTCCTTGATGGCTTGTGCCCGGGCAAGTTCAAGCTCTATTAACTCTTGTTGGTGCTTTTGTTCTAGCTGGTAGATATCCAGTGCTACTCTATGCCTTTCTTTGGGCTTTGTTGCGGCTTCCGTCATTTTTTCGAGCAACATATGCTCATACTGAAATGCCTCTTTAGCTTTGGCTATGCGCACATCGTAATATTGAGATACCTTCCCGAAATCAACAAAGTAGGCATCGATTTGGGCTAACTGTGTCTTCATCTGGGCATTAAATTCTGTAAGTTCAGCTCTGACACGGTCAAGTTCTGTTACGGGTTTTCCCCCTGCACTTTTATCACCTGGAGGCTTTCCTTTTGGGGCCGGCCGGAAAGGCCCCCACTCGTTAGCTTCTCGTATTTTCCTACGTTTCTCTACTAGAGCGTTGATCTCTTTCAGTATGCGTTTAACCCGCTCATGGTAATTTACTTGCTCGCCCAATTGCCCAAGGTTAAATGCACTGTCTTTACTAATCTGCTTTAGATGCGCTATTTCTTTTGTGTAACTATCCTCAATTCGGCGCATATTATCGCCAGCTTGCTCAAACCCTTTGGCAAGTTTATTGATGTCATTTACAGGACCAGATCCTATAACACTTCTAAATAGGTTTGCTATTCGCGCACTGCCTTTGGCTAATGTCTCAAAGGCATTATAAATTTGCTCAATTAACCAAACAACGGCCTTTGTTGCTTCGTTAATGATGATGGCAAGGGATGAAGCTGCAATCTTAATCCCCTCCCAAATCATCTGCCATCCTCGGAAAATATCAATCACCCAACCTGCAGCAATGGCAATCTTACCTAACACATCAACAACTATTTTTGCCTGTTCTGCAGCCCAATCACCAAATTTACCTTCACGCTTCAGATCGTCCATGTATTTTAAAAAAAGGTCTGCCGCAGCTTTAATATAATCAAAAACCCCCGCTTCCATGACCTCATTTCTGAATTGAAACCAACGATCACTCATCATGGAAAGCATACCAGACCACGTTTTTGATAGTTCCTTAGAAGCATCACGAAACTTACTTTCAGGGTCTTCAAAGGCTTTAATTAATTGATCACGGGTTTCTTGTGCTGAATACTTCACCCCGGCCTGAAACCCCAACATGGAAAGCACACCACGCTCTCTAAATAGGTCGGCACTTGCTGCACCCGCTGAGTACATACGAATGACTTGCCCGGTTGCCTCTTGAATACCCACCCCCGCTGCTGCAGCTAAATCAGCTATGATAGGAAGGTAGCGTTTAACCTCCTCGCCCCCACCTGCCATGATACCCGCTAATCGTGTAGAGGATTCCAAGAGATCTTTATACTCAAAACTTACAGTGCTTGCGTAGTCGCCTACCTCTTTAAATAAAAGGTTCGCCTCTTGCTGACTACGCAATACAACATTTAACCTTACTCGGTAGTTTTCTGCAGCGTCTGCGGCACTTACAAAACTTTTAGCAAGCAATCCCACACCTACACCAGCAACCAAACCTTTAAATCCCATAAGCCCTCGAGCAATACCGTTTAACTTGCCCCTCATACCATCCAAAGATGTAGCAAATGACCTTACACCCCTGCGGCTTTGCGTAAGTGAATTATTAAAATTATGGATTCTATCAGAGGTGATTTCTGCCTTTCGCGTTACATCTTGTAGAGCTTTTCCTAAAATACCCATGTTTTTAGAAATAGCTTTCACCTGTGCGGCTAGTTCATTTGTGGGACCTGTTGCGGCTTGAGCAAATCTACGCATAGCATTGGAAGCTAATGACACAGCTTTAGTCAATTCATTAATTGAAAACTTAGCCTGGTCCAGCCCCCTACTAGCGGCATTATCAAGGGTTATTTTGATGTTTAGATTATTTGTGGTTGCCATATAGACCCCCTTTGGTTATTTACCCCTAATGTATTGTCGCCAGTCTTTGCTCGTTGCGTGATAAGCCATACGACTACTAATAGCGCGATCCCGCTGCTCTTCATGTCTAATTAAGATGTATTCGTTATAAGCAGTCAGGAAGTAACTATAACCGTAGTCTAGGCAATTTATATGCCCTGAGTGTATTAGTCTGCAAGCGATTTTAAAAAGCCGTTTTGTAGTTCGAGTTTTATCCTCTGGAGCAGATCGAGCAAGCCCATCTGCCCCGCTACCTCGAAAAAAACCCCGTTGACCTCCTTAAACTTTGTGTAAATCGTTTTGATTTCACTGGGGGCAAGCTCCATGATTTCATCAAATGCAATACCCTCAACACCTAAGGCTAAGTGTTCTTTGAAGGCATCTTTAATAAGATCAAAATCATTGCCCCCTTGTTTGGCCTCCCCGGGGTTTGCAATTTTCTCCCCAATTTCTATAATCTGTTTTACGGTTAATTCCTTGATCGTGATTTCTTTATCATCTAGCTTTATGGTTTCTCGCTTGCGCATAAATACACCTACAGATAATTAAGGATACAACTAGCTTGTGGTTGTGGTTGACGTGGTTGTTGTCGTGGTTGCGTAGGTTACGGTAATATATGGACTGGTCGAATGATTCTTGGTATCAGCCAAACCCTCACCTTGCAGGCTCATTACTGCCCATGCTGTACCATCACCAATTAGTTGCAAAGGACCACCAGGAGAAAGCGCTACTTTCCATAGATTCCAGGTTTTATTTGGTCCCGCTGGGTTATTTTCAACAAACCGCAGAGCATACTCATTGTCAGTGTCTTGGAGTGCATAGATCAAGTTGTTGCCCGTAATACTGCCAAGCAAAAACTTTGCAAGGTTTTCTGCGGCAATTTCATCAAGGTCAAACCTAACCGTGTACTCCGTGCTGATAACCGGGTTTTTGTCTTTAACCCGTGCACCACTTCTCGAGGAGTAATGCGGCAAGCGTTCAATGGTGGGTTCAATTTCCATGCTGGGGCAATTGCCTACGTCATGATAGGTGCCAATGCTATCACCTGACCACGCTGCAATTGACAAAACCCCTTTCGAGATCGTGTAATTATTCACTGAATGTGGGGTTGCCATTTATTAAATGCCTCCTTTACCATGCAAGTACGTAACTTCAACTTGCATGTTAAATGCAATGTAGGGATACCAAAAAGCCACCTCAATATCGGGAACAATTCGCAGACCAATAACCCAATCAAACCCTAGGGTCATATCGTCGTAAATTGCAACCCAAACATCATCGGCAAGCGTACTTATTTTGGTATCTGGATTGTCGTTTTCGATTGCATAAACAAAAACGGTAGCAGTGACAACACTCCTTACACGATCTAAAATGATATCTCTATCACTTACTTTTTCAACCGGGGTAGGCAAGCTCCCTAACACAACGGCCAAAGGCAATTGTGTTTGTGGATACTCTTCTAACTCCGACATATCGCGCAAGGGTTTACGTTCTACATGTTCTATTGAAGATACAGCCTCAAGGGTTGTTTTTACCTTCGCAAGAATTTGCTCACGTTTACTATTTGCTGCCACTGCGCACCATTTTCTTTAGATGCTTATTGATGTAGCTTTTTACCATTTTTTCAATAGCAACTACATCTTTCATACTGATCGAAAAAAAGTTTCTAGGTTTTGTTTTGTGTGTTTGGATAAAGTATGCTTTCTGAGGGTTACGCATTCCAAATTTATCGGAGGTATCCATAAAATACAAACGAACAACCCCATCGTGGGGAATATAGGTTAACGAGGCTGACATGCTACCCGTCCAAAACAAGTCTACCTTCCCAATAGGCAATCCTGCAGCTTTGCGTTTTTTAGCGTACGGCTTTGAGTAAGGTGAAAATGCATTACCTTCAGCATCAACCCCTCGTATGGTACGTTGCAACGTTTGGAGCTTCATATGGTTCCCGATAAGCCCCATAAGCTTCTTACTGTGCTTTAGAGCATAGTTGATGCGGTCTAACTTTGCAGTTAGTTCAACATCCCCTGTAAGTTCTATGTTGCCCGTTGCCATGCTTTAAACCCGTTGCAAGCGTCTCATACTAGGCATGCGTTTCTCGGTGTAATATAGAGCCCCGGACTCATCCCAATCATAGTCGAGTCCTTGGGCAAGCACTTCAGAAAGTTCTTGAGCATACTCTTTCTGAAAATACTCAGCTTGCATTTTGAACCCATCATCGGTAGGTGAATCCTTTGCTAAATAGGTGTAAGCTATCTGCAGGGTTTTATAAACTCCGAGTCGCGTTAGTTGTGTGTCTGCATTCAAAAGCAAGTCAGCATCATACGGTATCTCGCGATAATCCACTTCATATTCTTTACATGCCTGACGATACCATCGTGTCTCGATAGCTCTATTGATGATGCTTGTTGCTTCCGCGATTTGATCGGCCCAATCACTTACGCCATAGCTTAAGATCTTAGGCCTTATTTTCGTCAAATCGGTGTTTGCACAATAATCTGCCATATGTTTCGCCTTAAATGCTTACTGAATGATTGCCCGGCCCTTGGGAGTTTCCTCGCTTTTTGCACTGCTCTTTCTCCCAGTCCTCAGAAAAGCCTCCATTGGACTTTCCCCGCTAACCTCGCTAGGCAGTGCTTGCTGGGGGTTTTGCTTTTCGTGCGTATACCCTTTGCTTGGTCCTCGATCTTTTTCGGGAAGGTTCGGCAACATTAGGCCAGCCTCCTTTATTTCTTCAGCACTGACCTCCAGATACCCCATGTCAGATAACTGTTTCGCTACAGTGCTGTCTTTAATGCAGCACAGCCCTTCGCGATTAAACTCAGCCAACGGTTGGTCTTTATCCGCATCCCAAACTACCGTTGATAATCCTCTCAATTTTGTAAAATATGTTGCTTTGCTTCCCATTTAGATCTCCATTACAACAAACACCATACTGACCAGTTATCTTATGTCGTCGTAGTTGTAGTAGTAGTAGTAGTAGTAGTAGTAGTAGTAGTAGTAGTAGTAGTAGTAGTAGTAGTAGTAGTAGTAGTAGTAGTAGTAGTAGTAGTAGTAGTGGTAGTAGTCGTGGTAGTCGTGGTTGTAGTCGTGGTCGTGGTCGTGGTCGTTGTAGTAGTCGTTGTTGTGCTGGTCGTACTGGTTGTTGTTGTCGTTGTTGTGCTGGTTGTTGTTGTCGTTGTTGTGCTGGTTGT